TCAAAAAAGGCGAATTTGCCTAATAATGCATTATATCGAATAGAAAAGGGAAACTTCAAATATGTTTTTCCTATACGTGCCATTGCTATTGCTAATGCTTTAGATTGTGATATTTCAGATATATTTATGGAGGTCAAAAATCATGACAACAATATCAGAAAGAATTAGATTTCTTAGAAAAGAAAAGACCTTAACACAAAAGCAGCTCGGAGAAAAGCTAGGGATACCGTGGAGAACTATAATGAACTGGGAAAGAGGGCAAAGAGAGCCTAACTCAAAAGCTATGGCAGCTTTAGAAGATTTCTTTCAGGTTTCCGGGAAATATCTTCGTGGTGAAACGGATGTAAGAATGGCCTCTGAAGTTAAACAAATAAATAAGTATAAAACTTCTGCAAATCAAGAAATAGCAAAGAGAATAAAACTTTTGAGAAAAGAACTCAACTTAACTCAAAGACAAATGAGTGAAAAAAGTGATATTAACTATATCTCTATTGTGAATTATGAAAATGGATGCCGTGAACCAAACTCAAAAGCAATGGTAAAGCTTGAAAATTTCTTCCACGTTTCTGGGGCTTATCTCCGTGGTGAAACGGATGACCGAATGCCTTTAATATCAGAGAAACCTTCAAACAATAAGCAGTTCACTCCATCTGAAATAGATTTGCTCTATGCCCTTGTACATAAAGAAATCTTGTGTACTGAAAATTCAGCAGATATTTATGATTTGAGCAGTGAGTACAATCAGAAGGTAAAGAGAGAATTGCTAAAGCTTACAGTTAAATTGATTGAAATGAAAGAGTACGGAAATGAAAGAGTATAGTGCTGATGAACGGGAAGAGATAACCTTCTGGATCAAAATACTGAGGGACTGGAGTGTTGCCAGAACACAGCAGTTTTATGTACCTAAAGGTGAATTTGATAAAAGTTATGCTGCTATGCTTACTCTTGTATATCCTGAAATGAAATTTTCTGAGCACATATTGCGCAGAAAATATAATGCTTATAAAAATAACAACTATGACGGCTTATTGAATAAGCGAAGGAAATCGAAGAAATAAGAATGATTATCGAAACCGCCATACTGGCGGTCTTGCAGGGGTAGCCTACTGCAACTGATGAGATAGGCTGAAAGGAGAGGTTATTCATGGTGAAGTTGACCGCACAAGAGGTCGCTGAATTAAAAGGCTGCGGTGAAGCTGCTATAAGAAAAAGTATACGCAATGGAAAAATCAAAGCGCAGAAAATTCTTGATAGTAGAAACAATCAAAGATACATCATAGAACTGGATGATCTTCCTCTTGAATTACAGGATAAATATTATTTGCAGAACTGTGCTTCAAAAGAAATCCACATTAAGGAAGTCAGAAAAAATCTTGATGAATATTCAGCTGATGAGCGGGCAGAGATAACTCTCTGGTTAAAGATATTAGACGATTGGATGCTACAGCGAGCAACCAAAAAATCTGGGAAATCATTAGAGGATTTTGATGCTGGATATGTTAAAGAACTTAAAAACAAGTATCCGGATATGAAGTTTTCCAGACAGATCCTATATCGAAAGAAGAATGCGTATAAAGACGGTGATCTTGACGGATTGCTGGATAATCGGGGTAAGTCAAAAAAAGGATATAGCAAGATCAATGAAGAGGTATGGAAAACATTCTGCTCATTTTACTTTAATGAGAATAAACCATCCATACAGGCAGCTTATGATTATACCATAGCATGGCTGAATCAGAATAACCCAGATTTAGTAAAAAACATTCCTGATTACACCACTTTTACGAGAAAGGTTAAAAGGATACCAGTCGGTACTCTTACATTGGCTCGTGAAGGTGAAAAGGCATACGATGATAAATGCGCACCATATATACGGCGAACCTATGATGATTTGAAGCCTAATGATATCTGGATTGCAGATAACCACACGTTTGATGTCATGTGTCAGGATGCCGAGGGCAATCTATTCCGACTATATCTAACAGCATTCCTTGATGCTAGATCGGGTATCTTCACCGGATATCATGTTACTACCTCACCAAGCTCCTACGCAACGGTTATTGCGCTGCGTAAGGGCATTACACAGTACGGTATACCGAAAGAGGTCTATCTGGATAATGGTCGAGAGTTCCTGACCTTTGATCTTGGCGGTTTGGGACATAGGAGAAAACGCAAGGATGATCGCTTTGACCCGGCACCTATCTTCCAGCGTTTAGGAATCAAGATGACCAACGCCCTTGTACGTAATGCAAAGGCTAAGATCATTGAGCGCCGATTTTTGGATGTGAAGAACCGATTATCAAAGCTTTTTGAAAGCTATACGGGCGGTACGGTAGTTGAAAAACCGGAGAAGCTTAAAAAGGTGCTGAAGGAAGGAAACGCAGCACTTGATGAAAGCTTTGTTAAACAAGTGGGTGATCTGCTAGAAGGATACTTTAATTTTCAGCCCTATAATGGCGGCGTAAAAGCAGATAAAGGAAAACGAAAGATTGATGTTTACAATGAGTATATGGCTGAGACAGCAAAGCGTGTAGCTACGAAGGATGATCTGAATTTGATGCTCATGAGATCTACAAGGGCGCAAAAGGTCACAAGGCGTGGTGTACACGTAGATATCAGCGGTGTACGTATTGATTACTGGGACTACAGCCTATTACAGAATATGCTTGGTGAACAGGTCTTCCTGAGATACGATCCCGACGATCTGACGGAAGTCAGAGTATACAACCTGGATGATAGATACATCATGAGTGTTCCAACGGATAATATGACTATCTTGAAATACGGTGCAAATGTTGAGGATGTCAAGCGTGCGATGGCTGAAACCAGAAAAGGTAAAAAGTTGGAGAAGGAACGCATGAGATCAATGATCAATGCTGAAATCAGTAACAAGACGGCACTGGAAATCACATTGTCACAAGCGAAAAATAATCTGGAGGAAACACTGGATAAACCAGAATACGATATTAAGCTACAAACAGCAAAGGAAACACCATTGCTACATAAGGTTGAATTAAGCAATATAGACCGTATGCTGAAGAATGCGGAAGAACATAAGGGAGGACATGACAATGTATAGCAAAGAATTACAGGAAAGATTAGAAAGATTTTTGAATGAGAGTAAGACCAGCCAGGCAAAGGCTGCTCCTCAGATTGGGATAAGCCCTACTGCGTTATCTCAATACAGGAACAGTAATTATGATGGTGGTAATATCAAGAATGTTGAAAAGAAAATCCTTGCATGGCTGAATCGACAGGAAGAGGCTATGCAGAACAATGAGCGCAAGCGAGTGTACAAGCCGATAAAAAACGGTTATGTACCGACATCGGTGTCAGAGGATATCTACAAGCGCATCAAATACTGCCAGGTCGAGAAAGGTATGATCATTCTGCATGGCGATGCTGGAATCGGTAAGACAAAGGCGGCGGAAAAATACGCTCTCGACAATCCGGAAAGTACAGTATATATCCAGTGCGCCCCAAGCACCGGGGGGCTTGGAAACACGCTGAAGATCATTGCTAGTGCGCTGGGGGTGTCAGAATCCAGTAACCGATACATAACAAGCAATCATATCAAAAAGGCTCTTATAGACAGCGATAAGACGCTGATACTTGACGAGGCACAGCATCTTAAAATGATGGCGCTTGAAGAAATCCGTACTATCAGTGATCCTGATGACCTGCTGGGAGTACCTGGATGCAGTATTGTGTTGATTGGTAACACAGAGATTTACAATAAGATGCTTGGACGCAAGAGTGCATCCTTTGCACAGCTGTTCAGCCGTATCAAGATGCACAAAGCATATCAGACAAGCAATATTAAAATGTCTGATATTGAAATGACATTTGAATACTTGCAAGAACATCACATGAAAAAGGAAATCGAATTTTTATACACGATCACTAAGTCAAAGTGGGGGCTGCGTGGTGCTGTGAATGTCTATAACAATGCAGTCAATAACGATGATGTCAGCTTCCGTGGATTGTATGGGATGGCTACTGAAATGGGAATCGGTGTCTTATGATCAGTAAGCTTGATGTAGTCTTGCTGGTAATCAATGTAGTGTACTTGCTGATCAATCTATACATCATGATTAGAAGATGGGAGGATGAATATGACCAAGAAAGAGCGGAAAGATCTAGCAAAGGCTAAAAAGAGGTTGCAGGCAGAGGGCGTGCTGCCACCGAACAAGCCCAGACTTAATCGTAAGAAGTTTGCAAAAGAAGTAAATAAAGAATGGGAGGAATTAGAAATCGGGGGTATTACAGATATTAGCTTGATTTTAAATGTCTTAGCTATGATGACAAGATCAGGCGAGTATGGAGGAATCACAAGTGAGGATATAGGTATACTGAAGCTAAAAAAATGTGTTATTGAAATCAAGAAGGCATTGCAAGTAGAACAAAGAAGTTGTTTCACGGTCAGCGAATTATACAAGATATGTGATGAAGTATGGAAACTGTAGGAGGATGTCATGAAGTGTAGGAATTGTAAATATGAGAAGTATTGTCAAAACTGGTGTTTCGGCTTTAATTACGAAGCATCTATATTCAAACTGAAGAAAAACAAATTAAAGGATAGCATCATTAAACTATTACATTTATGAGGTGGTGGAACGCCACCCCACTAATGCAGCCGAGGATGGTCGCAAGCCCATGAAAATGCAGAGCGGTGGAAATGTTAAACTAATCGCGATTTGTACGACATTTAAATTAAATTTAAATGGAGGAAGCTATGAAAAAGAAATGGATAACAACTCTAGCCATTATTGATACTGTGTGCTTACTGATCATAGGTGTCATAGAATCAAATAAAACAGAGTTATATGCTACAGCTGAAGAACAGCAACAGACAATCAAGAATCTGAAAACAGAAATCGCTAAGCTCAATTTTGAAATTGAAGAGCGAAAACTGGAAATCCAGCAGGAGCTGCAAACAGAACAGGAGAAACCTCAGGAACGGTGGGTGTCCATTGGAGACTTTAAAATCACCTATTATGGATTAGATATTACCACTACTACCGCGACAGGTAAAACGCCGGAAGTCGGTAAAACCATCGGTGTGGATCCGGAAGTGATACCATATGGATCCACTGTAAAGATTGATGGTGAAGTGTATGAGGCACAGGATACCGGAGCGTATAAAGGTAATCTCATTGATATCTTATGTGAGAGCGAGGCGGTGTCTGCAAAGTTGGGAACACACACCAGTGAAGTGTATATACTGGAGGTGCCACATGACTAAGCAGGAAATCATGAAAGTGATTGCAGCTGATAGAACTTTGAAGCAAGCATACAATACAGAGCCTCTCTTTACTGAACAGATTGATTACCTTGGTGCCAGAGAGCCGATCAGTGCAACAGATCTACTTAAATGTATCAAGCATATGTGCAAACAGTTAGACAGGGCACAGCAAACGATATACGTGCTGTCAGCGAGTGTGCCAATGGAGGGATATGAATAATTACCAGAATTTGGAAAGAAATTAAAACTACAAAAGGTGAATAAAGGAGATAATTATGGTAGATCAAAACGCAAAGTCAAGATGGTTTGTAGTAAAGAACAGCGATATATTTACGGATGGTTGTCGTGTAGAAACAAGCGAGCCTGTAACTGCTAAAGAGATGAAAGAAATCTTTTGTGATATGGGAACTGCAACAGTGTTTGAACCAATCAGCGAGCAAGAGTATAAGGATATGAGCGAGGAATGACCTTGCTTGCCCTAATGCAGCCGATGCAGGTCACAAGCCCTGGAAATGCAGAGTGAGGTAAGAAAGGAGAACAGGAATGTTATTACAGAAGAAAGTCACAAAAGCCGGGAGTGTCACAATACCGACACTGATCCGTGAACAGCTGAATATACCAAAGGGTGCAGCTGTGGAGCTGGAAACAAAGAATGAGGAGCTGATCATCCGCAAGCACATACCGACTTGTGTATGCTGCGGTACTGCTGATCATGTTGTAACTTATGCAGGTCTGGAGATCTGTCAGGATTGTCTGAAGAAAGCAAAGGAGGCTAGTGATAATGGAAATAGCTGAGCTGAAGCAGAACGTTGACCGTTTGGCAGCATTGACCATCCAGCAGGAGAAAGTCAAGGCAGAAATAGATCAGCTGAAAGCAGGCTTTGAGAAACAGGCTGAAGCTGATCTAAAGGACAGCAAGGAAAAAACAATCGAATACTGGGGAGAGGGAAATGCGAAGGTCGTTGTACAAAACTCTGAAACAGTGAAGCCGATTGCAATGAGTGTGTTGAGAAATCTGCTTGGTACTGCATATAGTGATTTTGTCAAAGAAGAATCCAAGGCAACACTGAATGCTGAATGTAAGTCATTTTTGACCGCTATGGTGCAAGGAAAGTATATAGAGGATGATCTGATAGCTGTAATCGGTAAGATCACAAGCGATGCAAAAGAGCAGCAGCTATTGCTTAAGAAGCTGAAAGGAAAATACCGATCAGATAAAAAGACAATCATGAAGGTGACTGGGCTGGATCCAGAAAGTGCAAACGATTATGCCTATCTGGTGGAAGAGGTCTATGCGTACAAAACAATCAAGCAAATTCTAGAAGCTGCCAAATTTGCCGGGACGTTTGAAGATGCTGTGGAGAAAGTAAAGGCATCCGTGATTGTGGACGAAGGAATCAAGGTAACGGTAGAAAAAGAGTAAAGGAGGAACCGGGGATGAAAGCTAAAGCTATTGAATCATGGCAAAAAAGAAAAATCTATGCAATCGCAAATGCGCTGGGATATACGGCAAAAACTGAGGAAACAGACATCCTGCACCTTATCATGGAAGACATGACTGGAAAACAATCAGTGACAAAGCTGACATATGATGATGCAAACAAGCTTATAGATTATCTGGTACGACAGCAGACATCCCTGGATAAATCCGATAATGTAAGTAAGGGACAGCAGAAAAAAATCTGGGCGCTCATGTATGAGCTGAAGGACTGTGATCTGGCTGTCAACCCTGCCCCTATCGGTGAGCGACTTGCGGGTATCATCACAAGGCAATTCGGTGTCCGATCCACACCGAGAAGGCTCTTCACTTATCTTGACTATGTGGATGGAGAAAAGTTGATCGAAATATTAAAGCATTACATCGACAACGCTGAAAGGAAGAGGATGAGCTAATGGATGATGCACTTGAAGCTATTACTATGGAAGATCTTTATGATGATCAAAGGGAGTTGGCTGAAGTAATTGGATTACAGTCTTTCAAAGAACTGATATACACTTACGGAGGTAGTCAAATATATATCCCAAAGATGGATCAACTTAAAAAAGTAAAGAGAAATCAAAGTATCTGTGCAGAATTTAACGGATATAATTTTAAAGAGCTGGCATATAAATATAACTTGACCGTGAGCAGCATTCGGGATATAGTTAAGGATATAGCGAAGGAGAAAAGAAGATCTCCATGCGATGGACAGCTCAGCATATCAGATTTCCTATAACAGTTCAGTAAAACAGTAAAGCTCTTGACTCAAGGGCTTTATTTTTTTTGTCTTTTAAAGCTGATATGATTATGCCAACAACGAGGGATGGAGGTCTTAAAGTGTTGGACAAAATCGTGACGCTGGTCATTAGTTCTATTTCAGGTATTATTAGCTATTTCCTGAAAAGTACAATGAATCGTACAGCAAAAATTGAGGAATCTTTAAGTGACATTAAAGAAAACTACGTATCAAAAAAAGAATATGAGAGAGATCAGGAGAAGCAGGATGAAGAAATAATGAAAATTCGTGAGAACTATACACCGATCTCCAAACACGAAAAAGATTATGATGAAGTGAGAAAGGATATAAAAGAAATGAAAGACGCTATGCTGCGTAAGGATGACTTCATCAGAGAAATCAGCAAACTTGATCAGAGGTTTGAAACCAACCAGGAAAAAACCAATGAGTTAATAATGAGATATTTAGGAGGTAGATAGTAATGCAGAATGTTATTGATCAGATGGAAGTGCAGGAATTTAAAAAAAGGAATTGGAAGATTCTTGGCATTATCAACATCCTAAGCCCTTCCTATCATAAGCTGGATTCCATTTATGATGTTTTGAAAAATGATGACAGAGGTACATATAAAGACTATATCTATTCTGTGAACTTTCTGGTACAGGAAAAATATATCAATATACGTAACTCCGCATCACACAAATATGAAGATTTGGCAGATTGTGACGATTATTCAGAATTAGAAGCTAATCTCTCTAGCAAAGGCACTCGCCTTTTGAAAGGTAATATCATTGATGATATGGTAACGGGCTAGCTTATGGCAAACAGGAAGCACAGCAAGATTGATGGACTTGATCCTAAGCTGAAGGACACAGTTGAAACGATGCTTCTGAGTGGCAGCACATACCGGGAGGTGGTCGAGTATCTGGCAGCAAATGATGTGCCGATTTCCGCTGCTGCTGTTTGCCGGCACGCACAGAACTTAAACGCAAGTGTAAAGGAACTGAACATCGCTCAGGAGAATTTCCGTAAAATGATGGAAGAAATGGAAAAGTATCCGGATCTGGATACGACCGAAGCAATCATCCGATTGACCTCCAGCAACCTGTTCCAGCGTATTGCAAACACAGAAGAGGCAGATTGGGAGCGTGTAAAGCTGGATAAAGTCTTAAAGGAATCAACCTCACTCATTAGAGCTGCTGCATACAAGAAGCAGATCGACATAAAAAATCAGGAAGTCCTGGACAGTGCGGTAGATGAAATGAAGAGTGATATCTTTGCTGCAATGGCAAAAGAGGAGCCGGAGCTGTATGCAGCTGTTGCAAAATACCTTAATCAGAAGAAAAACTAAAGAGAGGATGGTGCAGCATATGAAATGGTATGTACTGTATGTAATGACTGGGAAAGAGTTAGAGAT